ACATCTATTTTATAACAACTAACTTATTTTGTCATATAAACTTCCATTGCTTTATCAAAAGCAGCAAACTGTTCTTCCATCGATAGTTTTTTAGAATCTTTTTTAACAGTATCCATCTTCCCTTTTTTCTTTAGTAGTTTATTTAGATTTCCAGATGATACACTTGGATATTGAAGAACTTCAGCAAAAAATTTAGGTGTCTGTTGAACTGCGCGAGAAATAACAACAGGATCTTTAATCAAAGCATTTGCTGCTGGAATCTTCCATCGCGGAACTTCGCATAATATTTTAGCCATTAATCCGAGTAGATTTTTTTTAAAAGAGTTTGTAAATCTTATATCATGTGTTCTAAATATCTCTATTAAACTTAAAAATTCTTCGTGCATTCTTATCTGTTGCTTTTTTGCTAGCTCTTTATAGAATTCTGAAAACAGACTTAGAAAGTAGTATCCAACCTCATTCTTGCCTTTACCTCCAGAACTTCTATCAACTGTTGTTAGAGAATTCTTTGAATTTTCTTTTTTTAACTTTGCCTCTTCTTCATAAGTCCATTTCATCCAAAATAAAACTCTTTCTAAAGAATGTTCTGCCAAGTTCTTACAAATCTCATTACCAACAGTTCTCAGAACACTCAAATCACCTTCTGCTCTCCAGACTTTATTTACAATTTCTGTATCTGTTGCTACACTAGCTCCACGAATCCATGTTCCATCGTGAGTTTCAGAACCAACTTTTGGCCAACTTAGTTTAGGATGTTTTGGGGCATCGTGAAGTATAAGTATAATTTCACCAATTTTTGATTGATAATCTTTGTTATTATAAAGAGTTTCGTCTGGATATACTTTTATTAATTCATCAATTTCTTTCATACGTTTCTTTAAATACATGAAAACACGAGGTGAACCAATATTAATATGATTTAAACTATAATCCCAAAGAATTTTAAAAAATGTATGTAATCCTCCACTACACACTAAATCTGTTCCAAAGTGTAAGCATTTTCCTAAAGCAACTGCTCCAGTATCAGATAAGTTCTGTTCAAAACTAAAAATACACTCACTCGGTTTGTATCCACACCGGGTGCGTAGATTATTTTTTTCATCTTCAATAGCATTCATTTAGTCCTTCTTTTTCCTTAAACTTTTAGATCTGTAAGTTTTCCGTTTGCGTGTTTTTCTTTTTAAACCGCCATCCTGATATTCACCGCCAAAATCACTATTTCCTATTCTCATAAAATATAGTTTAATATTATTAGGTAAATCTTTATAATAATTCAAAATACTAATTAAATTCATATATTTTTGTTTAAACATAATAATTTCATTTTCAGAACTTTCTACTGATTCAAATCTTTTTGATAAATAATTTTTGATTGAATTATAAAAATCTCGCTCAGTTTCATATGTATCGTTAATATAATTATTTAAATCGTCAAAATTTTTTAAGATATTAGTTTTATCAAACAACTGTTTAATTAATACAAAGTCATTATCTTTACTACCAATACTACCAATACTATTTCTTCTTGCTCTATTACGAGCTTTATCAAGATTTTCAATACTTTTTACTTTTTTAAGTCCTGATTTAACTGATGATATTGAACTATTTGAATTATAACCATTATTAAAATCCCCTCCTTTTAATCTTCTCTTTAGTCCCATCTATTTTAATAGTTTATTTTTTACGCTTTTATCTTTTAATCTAACCTCTGCGTGACCGGATTTCTTAGTCAAATTTAAAGTGGCATATTCTGGAAAATGTTCCACAATCCATTTAGCACCAGCCATAACAGTTTTTTCGGAACGAAATTCTTGAATACCTCCTTTTTCTGTATAGTAGGCAGTTTTAGGAGCAACATACCGTAAACGTATCACACCACCATCGGCTATATAATATCGGATGGAACGTTCATAATCTTCTTTATCATTTTTAAGTTGTAACTTTAATTCTTTAGCGTTGATTGTTCCATAAAAACATCCAATAATATACCGTAAATCTGTATCAACTTTCTTTTCCATAAAAAATCCGTTAGGTATGGGATAGATTCCCCATAAACGGAATCCGTGTTTCTTACACTGTTCAAATCCTTCATGTATTATTTTATTTAGATTTGCTAAAGGCTTTTCATGTCTTTTTGTTGTAGTAGTATATTCAATAAACCCTTTTATATCATCATCTATATTTACTATATGTTTACCATTAGGATAGTAGTTTGATATGAAGTTACGTTGAGGACCTAAATTTATAACTCCTACTATAATTTTATTGTAAGATTTTGGATCAAGAGTTTCTTTGTAAATCTTTTCTTCTTCCTTATTTGCTACAAAAATATCTATTTTCTTTGGATCTATTTTGTAGTGTTTCAGAACAGCCAATGTTTTATCTCTAAGAGTTTCAGGTCGTTTATATGATGGTATAGCAATCACATAATCGTCCTTTTTTTTTCTTGTTTTCGTTACCATCCTATCTATCCACGATATTTATTAGATACTTTATAAGTTCCATTAGATCTCGGGATTAATCCTTTTGCCTTCAGAGATGAACGCATGGTAAATCCAATCGATTTTCCTTTCTTATATTTTTTTAAATATTTAAGATTCTTTTTTGTTGCTTTGTATCCGCCGTTCATTCTACTATTTACGATGTTTTCTTGTTTTCTTTTGTTTTCTTTTATTCTTTCTTTTTCTACTACCGCCGAACAAACCATTACTGCTACTACCAGTATTACTTGGAAGTGCGGCTTGTACTTCTTGACTAATATTAACTCCTTGTTCTACACCAGCTTGATATGTATTAATATTGGAAACTCTTCTAGCCTTAGATTTACTCTTACGCATCATAGGTTGACTACTATTCATAGACATACGTCTAGCGCTAGATTTAGTTCTAGTCATCATAGGTTGACTATTCATAGGTTGACTATTCATAGATTCACCTGTCATATCCATTCTATTAGTGTCTGCGAGATTTATTTTTACGGGTTCTTTTGTGTCGTAGAGTTCTTTTGCGTAGTATTCTTCCTCCGCTCCATTCACCTCTACTTCTTCCTGGTGTTTCTCTCATTAATCTTGTAGCTACTTTAATTCCTTCTTGTAAACCAGCTTGATATGCTTTGACATTATTATAACTTTTACTCCCCATTCCTTCAAAACTCTCTTCTCTTCCTAAACGCATACTACTTCTTTTTTTCCTTAGTGCATTAATATTCATCCCACCGACATATTTACGTGTATTCATCCTATTAGTGCTTGCGAGATTTATTTTTACGGGTTCTTTTGCGTCGTTGTCTTCCTCCACCAAAGAAACCACCACCAGTTTCTAATTTACGCAGACGCTTTTCAAGTTCATTTACACGGGTATTAACATCGGCGGGTGTATTCATAAGAGTTGGTGTTGTTGTTGTTGTTGCTGGTGCACCAGTATTAGTAGGTGTTACACCCGTATTAGTAGAAATCGCACCCATAGCACTTGTACTTGTATTTTGAGAAGGAGAATCAAACATACCCAAGAATCCACCAGATGCAAAATTAGAAGCAGATAAGAAAGGGCTATTAGATTTTTTATTAGAATAACTACTATTGTTAAAACTCATTCCAGAATTTACGGGCATAGAGTTCATGCCAGAGTTCATACCAGAGTTTACAGGCATAGAATTCATGCTAGTATTCATACCAGAATTTACGGGCATAGAGTTCATGCTAGTATTCATACCAGAGTTTCTAGGTGTAGAGTTCATACTAGAGTTCATGCCAAGCACGGAATCAGAATTATTTGGAGAACTTATAATACTATTCATCTGACCACCATTTTGAGGAAATCCTAAAACTGTACTTCCACCGCAACCGCAACCACCACCGCGTTGTTTTCTAGAATGTTTTCTACGATAAGTTTTTCTTGCCATCTATTAAGTGAAAAGAAATGTCTAAAACGCGTAAAGTATATTATCCAAGAAAATATTATTCGGGATTAACAAAGAAGAAGAAACAACAGAGGCTAAAAGAAATAAAGAAATATGGTTCAAAATCTTGGAAAGATTCCAAAGCATATGTAGGATTTAAAACAGATTCTGGTGTTAAAACACGTAAATCAAATTATACCCAGAAATGGTATAAGATGTTTCCAAACGCAAAGTCACTAGAAGCAAAATCTAAAGCCACTGGTGTTCCACTCAAGTATATAAAAGAATCATATAATCGTGGAATGGCTGCTTGGAGAACAGGGCATAGAGTTGCAGCAACTCAGCAGCAGTGGGGTTATGCCAGAGTATCAAGTTTCTTATTAAAGGGAAAAACTTATTATACGACAGATTCTGATTTAGCCCGGAGAGCAAAAGAAGAATCTACAACTGCTAAAAAATGGTGGGATTCAGTATAGAACTAAAATTCTTGAAAATCTAGTGCTAATCCAATCATAGAATCCCAGAACTCTTTTTGCTTACCGTCACGTAAATCAAAAGGTTTATAATTACCGTCATCATCTTCATATAGTATTACTTTTTTCACTTTATCTTCATAAACTTCAAAACCAACAATCAAATCTTTAGCAACTAAATTATTATTCAAATCATACTCGTCAAAAATAAAATAGTATACATTATTACTATACATATATTTCTTAAACTCTGGATTTACAGATTGATTTACTTTCTGTTTATAATAACGCACAAACTTTTTAACATCAACTTCTGGCTTTTCAAAACTCTGAGGTTGTTCTATAGTTGAATTGGTTCCATCTAAGAAGAAAATAGGTGTTTGATAGAGTTTCTTTCCTTCTAAGTTTTGTGATTCTTCATGAATGACTTCCCAAACTTTCCCATCAGAACCTTTTAGAATCCAAGAATTTGGTGATGTTCCAGAATTATTTGTAATAAAACTGTATCCAACTATGGGTTCTGATACTTCAAGAATTATACTAGTCTTAGATTTATCTTTTATTTTATATGAAACTTTATTATTGTTATTATATAATGTGATAGTTTCAAACAAGAGTGGAGTTTTACTTTCAAATTTAATAAATGAATAAGGTTTATAGTCTGTGAATCTTTGTATTGTTGGATTTTGTATTGTTGGATCTTGTATTACCACATTATCAATATTATCTATTCTTCTATAATTATTTTCAGAGGCAAACTCATCAACATCTGTTGTTATTACACTTCTTATAATAATATCATGAGGGTAGTTTGTAAAGTCAGCACAGTTATTAATTATTGATCTATCACGAATTACAATAAGTCTATCATATGGAATGGGGTATGAAGTGATAGGGCGTGAATTTGCACCAGCTCGTTTAATTAAAGTTATTTCTTTATAATTACTTATATTTTGTTCATAACTACTTGTATTATGTGCTTGTATATAACCTGATATAATATAATCAAACGCTAAACCATTATTAGCATTACGTCTACCATATATAGGATTATTAGCAGAAGGACCAGTGTCTCGACGTATAATATCTAAAAAACTACTGTTGCTAAAGTTTATTCCGCATTTAAATATAAAAAAGTCAGGTGTAATCAAACTTCTAAATTCTGTTGCTTCTGGATTATTTCTATCTATTAGTTCAGTCCTATCTACTGGATAGTTATTTCTAGGTCTAGGAGAGTCTATATATACGTTTGTATTAGTATTAAAATTAGTTAAACTTATAAAATTGTTA